GCAACTTGTCCTGCTTGCTCAGGAAGCATTATAAGATTCTGGAAGAACCAACCTGTATTAGATGGCGGCGCATAGTCAGGACTTGCCGGTACACCGTCAATTGTTGCATTTCGTCCAAGATCAACTCTCTGGAGCCACTGTGCATATTTTGGAGGAACAGTTGTTCGACCTCTCCAGCCAAAGTACCGTTCATTAAGCATATACCACTTCTGTGATGTTGCAGCATCATCTCTGAGTAATGGCCTGCCTCTATAGGAAAGAACGGTAAAGCCCATTTGTCCACCAAGATCCTGTTTTCGACCAATTTCATTGCCGCGCAAGGGCAGGACTGCGCCGCCACCCAAAGTATAATCAGCGCGAATCTGTGGAGTTAAGAGTTGGTTATATAATGACCAGATAGATTTTGTGGTTAAATGCAGATTTGGTTCTTCAGTCTCAAGACTAGATGCGATAGTTGAATCATACAGAGTATCAAGATTAGTGAGTGAAAGAATACCCGATCCAAATGCTTGGACCTGTGCCTTAAGTACAGTGTAGGTTGATCTACTTTGTCCACCGATAGTTGAGTTATTTGTACCATCATCAATAATTGCTTCAAGTCCTAATGGCTGGTTGTTTATACCAGTTCCATATATTGCATTACCCCATGACTGTATTGCTTCTGCTCGTGCCTCATCCAACTTAAAGGTATCAAGATCAATTGCCTGTTGTTCACCAGTGTTCGCAAAAGATTCAAGCATAATACTGACTGCTGGTTGATGGAAAGCTGTATGAGCAAAAGACAAAGCAACGGTTGTGTCAACTGCTGCTGAGGTGAGTGTTTCAAGGCCAATAAAGAACTCTCCCTGGTTTGCAGCGATCACCTTAACCGGAAAATCCATTGTTTTACCGACAAACGGTTTACCCATTGATAAAAGTCGTGAAGCGTAAGTGCGGGAGTTTAAAACCTGATCAACAACCTTGGCGTTGATTTTGTTATAGGTGGTATTTTCTACTCTATTGCCGAATGCGATTCCGTCGTATGCCATAAATGATATAAAATCATTACTCAGGTCTCATACGAAAATATATCGTTAATTAGAGTATGTATTTAGATTACAAAGTTCTTATAGTTGTGTCAAGTACCAAAATAAACTAATTCCAGCCTTGTTTTTCATAATGCTCTTTGAGAATATCTTCCATTGGCACATTATGAATGTCCTGATATTTAAGTCCCGCCTGTTCTCCTCCGACTGTTTTACGTGCTCCGTAGACCGGCGCGTTCTTCTGATCATCTTTTAACAATTCCTTGTATTCCGGGGAATGAAATGTCTCAACTAACGATACTGATACGGGCTGTCCCGCCTTTGTCGCTTTCTCAGCCCGCATATTCAAGGCTCGAAATAACCTGTTTTGTGCAATAACGCCCGGATCGTTCTTATCATCCTTATTAACCACTTTCGGAAAACTCTGCTCTGACTGCAACACACCAACCTGTCTATCCCATTCCTTATACATAGCGTCCTGATTCGCTTTGGTTTGTTTCTCTGTCGCTTCTTTTGCCTGTTGCTGCTTTGTCTCTTCCTGCTCAACCTCTTTGTTAAGATTGTCCAAAACCTGCTTAGTGACTGTTTCAGTCAATTCTCCTGTCAACTCAGACCTAGCCTCATCTTTAAGAAACTTGAGCGCTTCAACATAGGTGATCTCGCGTCCTTCAGCTTTTGCCTTTTCCTGTAATTCAGCGAGTTTATCATCAATCGTTTTTTTCTCCTCAGGCGTTGCAGGATTAAGATTCTCAATAACTTTCGCTGTTACCTTCTCGGCTATTTCATCAGCACTCAATGCCGGTGGTGGCGGGGGAGTTGGTGGTACGGGTGGCTCTTCAACTTTAGGCGTTACAGTTGGTGCAACTACCGGTGCTGGTGTCTCAATTGGCTTTTCAGGCTCTTTTACTTCTTCTTTTGGTTTCTCAGGAGTATTCCATTCATCAGCCCACGCTGCCTCAGCCTTGTGTTGTTCTGCCACCAGATCAGACATATCCGTATTGTGGATATCCTGTTGATATTCTAAGGGTTTAGCCTCATTTTCCTCTGTTGGCTTTTGTGGGTTATTTGGGTCCATACGAAAATATTATCGCGAATATAAATAGTATTGCAAAGAAAGCATCGGTTGTCAATGATGCCAACCTTTTGCGTTCTTAGCAAAGGTTTTCCGTCTAACAGTCGTTACATCATCTCCCTTATGAACTTCTAAATCCTCAGCGGGAATCTTTTTATCCTTACTGACTCCTAGTTGCTTATGTAAAGCTCCCTCTTTCAGATGTAATTTTAATGGTTTCTTATCGCTCATATTTGTGACCTCGGCGGAACTGCCGCTATTCTACTAGTATTACCTGGTCCGGGATTTCCTGTCAAGGGACCAACGCTTCCATTTGTCTGTCCTCCCATAGCTGCCGCCGGATGAATACCCTGCATACCTTGAGCCTGTGGCTGTTGTTGAGTTTGCTTTGATAGCTGTGCTACCGTTTGAGCAAAAGTAAGTAATTGCTGCTTGAATTGCTCCCCAAACTTTTGGATTAATTGCTCAACAACAGGGGATTGCATAAACTGACTAAATGTCTGCATATACTCAGGACTTACCTGTTGCGGAGGCGGGGGAACCTGCCCCTCTTGTATCTGCATAATATCTTGTATCGCCTGAGGGTCGCCACCAGACTGCCCCGGTGGGGATTGTGGACTCTCAGGCTGCGGAAGTTGTCCGGGCTGTTGCCCTTGTGGTTGTTGTCCATTGACAACATCAGCGGCACCTTGTACCCCATTTTGTATCTGTGTCCCATCTCCTCCGTTCTGGATATCCATCAAATAGCCCTGCGGATTCATTAAAAAGTTCATAAGTCCAAGCGTTCGCCCGCGCGGATCTGAGTATCCTTTATCTGTGTAGTACTGGAACGGATGCGTTAGCTTCATCTTGGCATCATCTGTTGCGGCTTGTTCTGCCCTGAGCTTATCTGAGCCTGAGGCGGAGATAATAACCTCCATACCGTCTGACACATCATCACGGTGGATCATGACATTGAGCCATTGTCCGTCAGGTCCGATAACCCGTTTCAAATGCGCCTCAGTATAAAACAGTTTGATAAACTGCATATCCCAATTAGCCCACCGTTCACTTGCATAGTTGATCGTATCGTCCATGAGATCATCCATGCGTGAAAAGTCTCCCTCACGGGAAAGCTGGGTATTGGTTGCCGGTGTATCCTGATTCGCTTGACCTCTAGTTGCTTGATGCACGCCTGCTTTATCAAAAATCCGTTCACGTTCATCTAAAAGATTAGTAAACAATTGAGGCTGTGGCTGTTCACCAGGCATCATGAGGAAAGACTCATTGAGCTTTCCCCGGAGTAATACTTTCTGATAGGGATCAGCAGGATCAATATTTGCTACATCATCTTTGGTATATCCCTCACTTGAGGAGAAAACCATCTTTGGGCGTGACCTATCTAGTATTTCATCAATTTGACGTGATCGTTTATCATACTGATTCTGAAGCGTTGCCCCCTGCTCAATACGGGTTGTTTCATCAACCGGAGACTTGCCCCATTGATGAAAGCCAAGAAAGATATATGGAAACTCAGGATAATCTAAGTGGTTATGAAAGATTGTCTCAGTCTCTGTATCCTCATCAGTCTGACCTGTTAAGAGTTGCTTGAGTTGATCAGTCGTTGCAGGCTGCCTTACTCGCGTTTGTTTCCCTTCAATTTCTTTTATTTCATACGAGAATGTCTGCGGTTCTCCTGTCCAGTCCCAATAGGGATGACGCATTTTATCAAACAAACAGCCATTGAAGTACCATGCAACACCGGGTACTTCTTCCCACTCTGTCTCTTTATCCTTGTGCTTCTTATATTCCTTAAACCACACCTCAACATACTTGACTTTGGTATTCATACCAGCACTATTATTCTCATTTGGATAGGGATTACCCGCGTCATCTGTGCCGTTTCTAAAGATATTATATTTATATAGCTCCTCAATAAACTTTTTCTCGCTCTTAGGAAACTTCATCAGAATTTCTTTTACCGTTTCTTCAACGGTCTCGTAAAGGAAATCCATGTCTGAAACGTCATTAGTGACACTTCTATGATCAAGTGTGAGATTTTGTGGATGGACAAACTTTGCATCCATATCCCCAAACTTACCTTTCTGCGGATTCCAGAAGCGTTTAACAGCACCAAAGTAATAGACAGGCATATGCTTAAATGCCATACCAAGTACTCGTTTTCGATGCCTGAACTCCCGGGATTTCCGGTCAGGGGTCAAAACCTTTGAAAGCATCTTGGCAATTTGTTTCTTCTCCGGCGTATCGCTTCCCGGAGTAACGGTAATATCAGGCAGTTTTGAAAATGCCATCGCATGAAGATAGTCCTCAGCTTCTAAAATGATGTTATCCTGTGCGGTTGATTCGTAGCGTTTCTTTTTAATGCCAAGATACTGCCTGCCAAAAAGCATACGCTCATTATCATCCTGACGTTTTCTGAGATTATAGCCTGATTCAGCCTTACCGTTCCACCACTCATCCTCTTCACGCCTCTGACGCTTGGCAAACTCTAAGAAGTCCTCATCTGATAACTCAACTGAGAGAGCATCACGGACAACCTCAACTTCATCTTTGGGAATAACCGGGTTTATCGCCCGTTGCGGGATAAAATCTTCGCCTCCACCTTCGTCCATATATTATTATAGTAGTGTTGTTAGAATAATTTGTCTAGTCCTCATCTTTCTCAGGATAAATATATCCTTGAATGATATATCGTGCGGGACATGGGCCGTACTTCTGTGACCTTGTTTGACAATTCAGCTGAACAGGTGAGGTTAAAGGCTTACGCTCGCCAATACCCAAATGAGCATCGGTTCCAAGTAATATTTGCTTTGGGTTTGCCTCCATTTTAAGCCCAAGGGAATTACCACAGATAATACAGTGGAGCAAATACTCCTTGCCTTCCATGAGCCAGATTGAGATAGGAAAGCTATTTTTCATACTTCGGCAACATCCCCGCTATTGACTACCCATGCATCAGCATCAATCTTCATGGGAGCTGAAGGGTTAATCTTTTTATCAGCAATTCCAGGTGTACCCACGCCTTCAACTTTAGCATCTATCCATTTAACAGCCTTTAGCATATATCGCAGCGCATCCGGCGCGTGATCTTCACCTTGCTCATCAACATCCTCTACGTTTATCTCATCATGTACTAACTCAGGAAGCGTTCTAATAAGATTCTGGCAATTCTCAGTAATCCTCAGATACGGCCACCCGTCAGGTGCAATAGAGAGCCAGTTATGAATATTCTCCCAGCCATTGATGCGTTGTGTTTTTCCTTCTGTGAGTCGTACTGATGCCTGCATCTGCAATTTCCCCCTAAACCTTTTATCATAGTCATAGAACTGATCCGCTATTGAGCTTGATCCATCGTTCTGCGGATTAAAAATCATGTTATCACATTGAATCCAGGTAAGTGTTCCCACATCGCACTTAGCGTTCATGATCTCTCCCCACTCTCGGGGCATTTTATTCGTTCCATATGCCTCTTGAAATACCCAGACACGCTTAAAATTATAATTTCTGATCTTTGTATCTAAAACATTTGTTTTATCCGTTCCTTCATAGTGGACGTTTTGCACAATCCCTGCTAAGAAACAGAATGGATCAGTCCGTCCCCAGTCCATGCCACCTATCCGCTTATATGCTGTATTCGGCTGAATAGGCCTGCATACATGAATATCACGTCTGAACTCACGGTAGAATTGTCCAGCAAATGTATTCCAGTCACCCAGCCTCCATGCTTTCCATAATTCCTCATCTGTACGCTTCAACCCATCAAGCATCTTTACATAATTAGGATCATTCTTCATAAGCGCCGGGTTATCATCTACCGTACCGGGTAAGAAGATGCGCGTACGCCCGGTATCCTCTCCTATAAACTCTGTATTAGGTGGGGCAGGATCAATAAAGCGCCGTTTCACCCAAGCGTGTCCTACACCTCCCGGATTAGTTGTCGCATATACTCTTGGGTCAAGTCCGGGAATTGAAGAGCGACAGGATGCAATAAGTTTTAGATAATCTACCTCTCTTGCAATCTGTGTTAGTTCTTCAATTAATATCCATTGATACTCCTGTCCCTGATATTTTGTATATGCGTTGTCATCTTTTAAATGCCCTGTACGAATGATGTAGCCAGAAGGAAATTTGATTAAACCTGGTTTACCGGTTATTATTGCCCCATATCGTTGATAATAATACCGGGCGCGATCCATCCAGTCTGCAAGGTCATCAGAGTTCTTACGGATGACGAGTCCTCTTGCTCTTTTTGTATTGAGATATTTTGGTTTTGCTCCATTGATGACACCAACATCAGTTTTGCCAGGCCCACGGGAGCCACCAGCTAATGTCTCAAATGCAGTCGATTGCAAAAACCGCGTTTGCATTCCAGCATAAGGCCGCCACTCCATATCATTTTTTCTCCTCAGGTATATAAAGTATTGGCATCTCTATTTTCTCCCCATCAGTCGTATGGTCTACCTTTTGCATTACCTTCCCATCAATGCGATCTAGCACCGTTTCTATTGCCCGCACATCTCTTTCATTGACTGCTTTAGCTAATAACGCATCTACAACCATTTGATTGACTTGCTTACGCCCCGTAACGACACCAAACTTATTTTTTATCTCACGCTCAGTCTCAAGAGCATCAGTAAGTAATTTTTTAAATGTCCACTCTTTACGATTGAGGCCTGTGCGGTTGATATTTTCGGGATGTGCTGCAAAACCTATAAGTTTCTTTGGTGGATTGCTTTCTTTTTGCTTTTCCTGTGTAAGACTATCTACAACTGGCAGCGCTATAGTATCCATATTAATTCATGGTAAATTTCTTCTCAACGGGTTTTTCCTGTTGTATTTGCTCTACATGTAAAACCATTTTCCCAATCAAATCTATACCCTGTGTAATGAAAAATTCATACTTACCTGGCATCTCAAATCCCATATTTACCAGCTCTAGTATAATATTACTCTTCCCGTTTGGTGAGGTGTGAATAGTCAGTGGCATTTTATTAATCTGCTTGCCTCCCATACTTGTTTGGATAACTAACTCATAATCTGTCTCTGGCTCTCCTGTAAGTACTGCCACAAAAAAAGCTCTGGTAATCCCACCGGGGAACTGTTTTAAACTTAATTCATCAAATATGCCAATAATGGACAACTTACCCTCTCTTGAGACTGTTGCGTAATCGCATAAGGTAATTATTTCTGTTTGTAATTTCATATCTTTGCCGCTCGTAATATATCTCCTCTATGAATATATCCGTAGCTATATTTTTTAAATAATTTTATTCGTTTTTGCTCATCGGTATTTTCTTTGTAGGAGGAGACATTTGCTAATTGATCCGCGCTCTTGAGCATCAGTCCTCGTTCAGTCTTCAGATTAGGAAAATTCTTATGCTCATCTTCTGTTACCTCTTGTACTAAATCAGCTATATCCGCACCAAAAAGATGTCGCAACTCCTCATATGTTGTATCAGTATCCTCAAGCGTATCATGCAGATAACTAGCCGCAATTAGATTATCATCCTCAGTCATGAGGAATAATATCTTTGCTACCTGCTCAGGATGCACAAAAAACGGTTTGCCGTTATAGAGTTTTTTTGTCTCATCATGTTTCTTTTTTGCATACTCTTTCGCTTCTTTTATAATATTCATTTTTTTCTTTTAACAAGAGCATCTAGCTTGCCGCTTTCTATATCCTGAGAGATTTTCTTATTTAAACCCCTTACTCCTAAAAAATTCTTCAGAGATTCTTCAAATCCTTTTTGTGTAACATAATAGTTACCGTCAGACCGGCGTTCAACATTACCCTTTTTTATCTCTTCATCATAATATGGATTAGTTCTCATTTCTTAAAAGGATTATTTCCTTTATGCCATCGCATGTGCATATTCAAAGCACTCGTTTTGCTAAACCATTTCTCATGATCAGCGC